TCAATGGAAAGTCTCATTTTAAACTGCTTCACGGAACTGTACAGATAATTCCCAAAGATCAACTCGTGCTGGAACTACGGCAATCTGGTTTTTCCCCTAGGCCGAGAAGAGGTCAAGCGCTCTCTGAAGTTGAAGCCGCATTAGTCACAATTGCCAATGATAATAGGATAGATGAAATAGCCCCTGTGGTATTTAGCAAGGAGCGCGTTGTAGACTACAACTCACATAGAATATTAAACACAGCTAACATAACCCCAGTTGAGCCCGCAGATGAGGGGGATCCTGCAAAATGGCCTTTCTTAAAAGGCTGGTTGGAACAACTATTTGCAGATGAAGGTAAAACACCAACGCTGTTATATTTTTATGCCTGGTTGAAACGGTTTTATTCTGCTGTGCTGCATAGAGAATTTGCACAAGGGCAGGCACTCCTGCTTGTAGGGCCAACAAACAAAGGTAAGTCATTGTTGTCTAACCGTGTTATTGCCGCTTTAGTTGGTGGCTTTGCAGATGCTTCAGACTACTTGTCGGGGCAAACGAAATTTAATAAGGATCTAGCTAGGGTGGCCGCTTGGGTTATTGACGATACAACATCAGCGGCTTCTTTTCAAGACCAGCGCAGAGCTACTGAATTGATAAAAAGAAGCGTAGCTAACCCTAGGATTGAATATCATGCAAAATACGTAGATGCCGTTTCTGTGCCATGGACAGGTCGTGTAATTGTATCTTTAAATATGGACGCAAACAGCCTGTCTGTTATACCAGCACTAGATTCTAGTAATAGGGATAAGCTAATGGCACTACGAATTAGTAATAAAGCCACAAGCAAATTCCCTGCTAACTCTATTGTAGAGCAAACAATAGAGAACGAGTTACGCTATTTTGCACGTTGGTTACTAGACTGGCAAGTACCTAAAGAAGTATCAGGGGCTTCTCGTTTTGGAGTGTATAGCCACATTGATAAGTCTATTGCGTCAGCTGCTTATGATAACTCTAGTAGATCTACTGTGGCAGAACTAGTAGAATTCTTTGTAAAAAGAGCAAGGGAGTATTTCACTAATCCAATCTGGCGTGGAACCTTGACAGAATTTCAAGGGTCAGTTCACGAATTTAATGGGGGGAGAACTATAGGGGTTTCAGGCAACATGGAATTTGTTCGACGGGGTTTCTTAATTCTAGAAGAAGTTAGCAAGAATAGCAAAAAAGCGCGGCCTGTTAAATCTATTGGGTTTGGAGGAGGAAAAATTTGGGAAATTGATTTAAATCCAAAGTTTGATATAGACAGAGATGTAGATACATTAGAACCTAAAGCAATGGTTAAATGACCCGACAAGAAATAAAAGACTACATAGAAGAAATAATGCCTGGCGAGGTGGATGACATTTCCCTTTCTGAAGAGATTTGCGACAAAGCTTTTATAGGCGTTGATACAGAAACACCGCGAGCAGTCTACAGTATTGAAATCTGCCTACATGAGTTAGCTAAAAACATGACAGCTAAAAGTGCAGAGGACTATTTCAATGAGCGGATATATCAATCAAACTCAATGGCCGTAGAAGGCTTGTGTGCTCCTCTCTTTATATCAACCCCTGTTTAAGCTCTTTAGGTTTATTAAGACTACTCAGTAAAAGCTGGTAGCCTGCGGATTTAAACACGAAACCGTCTGGATCAACATCGCCTTTTTTCCTAAAAATAGCTTTGCTTTGAAGTTGGGAGCTCTTTATCCAGCCTAACAAGTACACGACAGATAGGTCCTTTTTAACTCGTGTGAAAAAGTAGGCATCATTGTCTGGGGTAAACCCCTGTTTGCAGTTAACAAAAGCACTATAGTGCTGCTTAGGCTTGCTACTGCATGACTTTGATTTCACATCAACACGCTTCTTTTTGTAGATTAAATCATGCGTATAACAAGAGTCACCCACATACTTGCTGTTACGTAGGTAATGACTCACGGCAACTTCACCAAGACAACCTACCATATTTCCAGCGCCCCTTGTGTACGACCCAGGAAGTATGCCCATCGCTATTGATCTCTTGTATGTCAATACGATGTCATCCTCAGTCGGTTTAAATGTAACAAAGTCCCCTTTGTGCTTAAATCTTTTTGTTCTTGCGGCTTTGCTCACGCTTCGCTAAAATTAATTTTCTTAAGGAAAGCTGCCCAGGCAGGGAAGAAAATTTCTTCCATACAACGGACAACAGCTTCTTGCTCGTACGATTCAAGGAAGCCTACGCCGCTTAAAAGCAGACTGGCCTCCATCATTTCGTGGCGTATAGTTTCTAATAACGCCCTGTTACGGATATCAGAATTGATCTGTATTGTTTTCTTGTCATGGAAATAAAGACCGTAAGGCGGGTCTTCTCCGCTTAAAGGGACTACCTCAAGCTTTACTTTGTGCCCTGCAATGGAAATTGTTTTGGGGAGTTCCACTCTACCACCTTTCAGCAAGCTCTTTATAAAGGGTTAACCCTCCCGCAATAGCATCAGCTACTCCTTCTTTATGTTTCAAAGCAAGCTCCCAGTCCTCTTCATTACTACCAAAAAAGGGCTCCGCAATACAGGCGGGCATACAGGTAGCTCTAAGGAACATGGCCCCTCTACTGCCTTTCTGTCTGCCTTTAATCCCTCGACTGGTGAACAAAGGAAAAGAATCTTCAAATGAGTCACGCAAAGAACGAGCTAGTAACCTGCCTTTCTCTGAGGTGTTCCAGTATAACCACTCATGCCCTGTGGCTTTAGGAGTAGCAGAATTAAAGTGTAGTTCGACGGCTACGTCCACATGGTCGTCGTGAAGCTTCTTAGCCAACCACCGCATGGCGCTGACATACCCATTGCCTTGGTACGTGGAATATACTTTATATGGTTGTCGGAGTTTATCCCCGATCATTTCAGCAAGTTCGGAATTATAATCCCACTCACTGACCCCCGTTACAGAGGATGCTCCTGAATCATTTGGTCGGCTGTGTCCTACGCAAAGTGCTATCATCTCCTACTATTATAGCACGTCTGTAAGAATAATCACTGTGGAACTTCTGCCCACGACCCATAAGATTGCCTTCTGTAAAGGGATAATCGTACCCTTTTATGAGGGTAATAGTGGGCGGATCATATATTGCGCTTTCGTTCAACGCTGAGTCTCCCACTAAGTCGTTCAAGCCGCAACTTGGCAGCAGGAGTACCAATAGCAGCGAGCTTATCAATTTGATCTTCAAGGTCATAAACGTATTTGCGTTGTTTAGACCTAGTGTAATTCACATAAGCCTCTAACGCTAATACTATAATGCGGAAGAAGTGCCTCACTTTTTCTTAGAGAGGACAGACCAGATTACTCCGATCAAAGTAACTGCGGCTGATACACCTGTAGTTACTTCCTCGCCAGAAGCTAGTCCGTTCTGTGTCATAAACCCACCACCGAAGGTGAGGAAGTGACGAACGATTCCTAAAATAGCTTGTTTGTTCATTTCTTTTTATTCTTACGGGTTAAGTTCCAAAGAGTTATAATAGCTACGGTAATACCTAAAAGCCCTCCAAGCAACTGAATCACCCACTGAATATACTCTTGGTACGGGGCGATAACAGCGATGAACGAGCCCGTCATTCCTGTGGCTCCTTTTACAATCAGTTCATTATTGCTCATAAAGGAGCAATATAGCACAATTACTCCGAAGGATCTACCTCTGGATCTGGTACTACTTCAGGCGTTGGTGGCTCTTCTCCGCTTTGTTTAGCTATTTCTTTAGCTACAACAACGAGGGCTTCAGCACCATTTTATTCCCACCTGTTTGGCATCACATGTACTTACGAGTGCTTGGTAAATAATCTGAATATATTGCTTCGGGATTTCTAATGTAACCTTTTCTTCCATAGCTTACAGAATATGTAGAATTAAGGGCTTTTCAAGGAAAAGTATTAATAACTTTGCCATGAACCAGAAGTTACACAAATCAGAGTAACAGACCCCCTGTCGGTGTTAATTATCTTATCTGAAGTAGTCCCATCAATAGTTTCGCTACCTTGAGTAGCTATGGTTATATTATAGCTATTGGCTGCACCGTCTACGTCTTTTACAATAATCGTACGTCCCACTATACATTGGGCAGTCGGTATTGTTAATGTAACCGTACCACCCCCCGATGTGACCGCTACAAAGTAGGCATCTATATCTAAATCTACCGAAGAAGAAATGGCTTGTACGGAGTTTACAGTTAACCCTCCTGTGACAGTGACTCCTCGATCCGTAGTCTCGAACTTCTTATCATGGTTGTAGTGTAATGCTGCTCCAGCATTTGCTGTAAATACAGCCGCAGTTTCAAAAAGATTACCCGAAGGATTGTGGTGACGGATGGTTAAAGTATTACTGCCAGCTAAAGTGTATACATCGAAATTTTTATTGCCATTCTCTGTTAAGTTTAGCTCTCCAGTTATGTCAAGGCTACCTCCAATAGTTGAAGAGGATGTGGTAGTTATACCCCCT